CGGTTCGATTGTTGTTATTACTTCACCCATTACCTTGTTCCTCAGATTTAGTGGATCGCACTGCGATCTTTTCTTTGTCCGTCCTTGCTGGTGCGACGTTCAACATCCATATGAACGTCATTCCGACCCATCGCTTGCCAGCAGCGAATGCGGTCGCATGTGAATCTCCGGGCCGGTAAACCTCATCATCCTTACCTGATGCCCGCATTGCGAAATCGAAAAATAATCTCAGCTGGCGAGCATCCGCATCGCCCCGCCAGACCGCACGGAGGGCCTGAATTTCGGCCTCCGTGTAGTCCGGGCGCTCCAGAGGATCCTTGTGCGGCAGACACTCGCGAATACTTGCACGAATTTCCGTCATGCTTCAAGAGCCTGAGTCGCCTGAGCTGCATCACGAGCAGCAGTCGCACCGCCCTTGGCCAGCTCAACCTGCTCTTCCATCTCAGCTCGCTCTGCTTGTGCGGCAAGGATCTCGGCAGCCTGTTTCTCGGTCCTCATGTGCTTGGCTTCACAACCAACGCCCTCAAGAGCAGCGCGAAGCTGTGAACCAGTATCCAGATGCACTCCAGCAGAAGGATCAAAGGCCATCGCTCGCTCAATGAGATCCGCAGACTCCATGAATACTGAGGCCTCCTTACGCTCGATCGCATCGTGCAGCGGTGACTCAAACAGGAAGTGCACTGCCTGACCTTGCAGATCTCGAGGCATATCCTGGACCGATCCAAAATAGCCAGCGCGTAGAAGTCCGTCAAAGGTGTCTTCACACAGCTGACCGTTATATTCATGCTCCATCGGCTCGAACAAGGGCAGGGCCGCTCTCACATACTCCTCTACGCGCTGACCGGTCTCGAACGCCGTCATATCGCCATCAGCAGGCGGCAGCGTCAATTTGTTGATGTAAAAGGCCTCAGCAAGCATCGCCATCTGGTTATCGCGCTGCTCAAAACCATGCGGCACGCCGCGTCGGTCCTGACTCACCGGCCTGAGAACATCGCCCTTGCGCTCATCATAATCGACGTCAGCCCAAGTAACACCGCCGGCATAGAGCTGCATGTCACTGCGAATCGCGTCCTGCGTTGCAATCATCGGAGGCCTGACCGACATCTCGCCCGCCTCAAGCAGTGTCAGAGACATAGCCTGAAGCAAGCGAGCATCAGGAAGTCCGGCAACCGCCGCGGGGGAGTAGGCGTATTGAGATCCGGACACAGTCTGCCAGCGCGGAAGGGTGATGCCGTGCGAAAACAGGCCGACCTCACCCATAATGTGCATGTTCTGCACATCGAGGTAAACCATGATCCACGGATAGCCCTCGCCTTCGCCCTTCTGACCGCGGTAAATATCCGTAGAGACCGCCAGTCGCATACAGTCGTGCTTGCTCAGCGACTCGCTTTGTTTCTTTTTCTCGACCTGGTGATGCAGATTAAGGTTCATCTCCTTGAGCTGCTTGATGGTCGGCTTCCACTTGATGTAGATCTCGCCGATCGTGCCATCAGCCATCTCAGCCCACGCCACATCCCGCAAATGCCATGTTCGGTACAACAGGTGCGGAACGTCAGTAGAGTAAACAATCTCGCGAGAAATGCAGCACTGGCCAGTCAGCGCAAAATCGGCATCCCCTTCGGACGTAGCTCGAATGAATTGAGCTTTGCGGTCATACATCGCGGATCGCATCCGCTTAGTAGCCCATTGCAGCCATGCCTTGGCTTCCTGGGATATCTCATCAGCGAACTCGACCGAAATATCGAACCACGTTTTAGCCCGCGGTCTGAGCATTGCGGCAAATGAGTTGGACAAATCTCGATGCACCAAGATTGGATAGGAGCTGTAGAGGTGCTCGGCAAACTCTTCCCCGATGTATCTGTTAATCGTAAAATCCGCTCGCTGAGGATAAAAATTCTCAGCCAGTTCCTGCCAGAGCGTCGTGATCGCCTTTCGTTCCTTGAAAAGCATCTGGCCGCGCAATATCAGATCTTGTGGCCTCATCCGAGTGTGTCCCGTTCGGTCATTACAGTATTGGTCCGAGATCCGGCCCGCTTCGCCGCTTTGCGACGCTCATGGCGCTTGATCGCCTCATCATCCGGAACATCAGCACTGGCGAAAAGTTTATCCTTGCCCGCCTGTACCTTGGCTTTCTTTTCCTCAATAACTTCGCTATCGGTCTTGAATCCCTTGCCACGAGTAATGTTATGGATTCGCTTGCGTGTGTTTTTCAAGCCACTCATCAGTGCCTCCTGTGGCCCTTCCGTGGACCGAAATTAACCTGAGGATTTCTCTTGCCAGCCATAGTACCCACTCTCTGGTCAGGTCGCCAATCTGGAAGCATTGTCTGTGACTTAGTGCCCTCACTCCAGCACATCTGCACCGCGTCGCCACGATCGGGCGAACGCCCCAGTAGCTTCACCACATCTTTTTTCGGCGTGACCTTGATACCATTCGGAGTAAGTTCCCAGTGCACCGCAGTCAGGTCCGACACGAGCATCTGATCGTCGGGCAACGCTATCGGACTGCCGCCGTCCTGCCCCGGGTCCAGGGCCTCTCGAAATCGCCATATCACCTCCGCGCGCTTATTGAAAAATCGCAGCTTCTGATCAACAGTGCGACGAATCGATTTGTCCATCCCCAGATGCACAAATACATCCAGCATCTTTTCCTTCAAATGACCAGCAGCCTGAGCACCGGTTGTCTCGCCACCATCAAAAATAACCGACGCCGCATTCCTGTGGTATTTCACCACCAAGGCCGCTAAATCCGTGCCGTGCGGCTCAGTACCCTCAGTCGCAATATCGCGACCCTTCATCGTCACTAAAGGCGCGAACCATCCATCATGGCGCCGCGCAATCGCAATCTCGTCATTGCCGCGGGCACCGTCAACACCCATGGCGCACATTGGCGTCTGGAACGGAGGGTCGGGTCGCCAGCGCGCTTGCGCCAGTCGGATCCACTCGGTTGGGATAACCTGTTCAGGGTCATCTTGGCGAGCCGCCATGAAATTGCCATCGCGGATAGCCGAGCGCAACGGCTCGGGTAAAGCGTCCAGCTGCGCGGCATACCCAGTATCAGCATAGAACGGGTTGTCACTAAGAGTCCCGGGAATGAAGGTTCTCGACATAGGAATGAGATACCGGGTAGTGCCGTCACTGTTTGTTTTTCCAGAATCAATCTTGGCCTCAGGTCCGGAAACCCAGAAATCCTGACCGTCCTCATCCGATACACACCATCTCAACTCTCCCGGCTTGGCCGGATTGGGATAACGATTATCCAGCCACGGAGCAAACATCTTAATAATCCAATCACCCGCCGAGCTGGTCGGAGGATTCGATGCAAAGACCGTCCTGCACCGCTGATTTGGATCCTCAGAGCGAACCCAACCCATCAAAAACCTCACCTGATCCTCGCGGTTTTGAACAACCTCGTCAATGCACAACATATCGTGCGCCTGTCCCTGCCAGTGCTCATGGTCAGTCGACTTGGCCAAACCACCGAAATCAATCAGCCGCTTATTGATCGTGCGCAAACGTGGCGGGATCGAACCCTTAAATCCCTTCTCAGTCGTGTTGATCACCTTGGCCCGATCCATAATGGCCGTCAAATCCGTGTAATGCTTACGAATAATCAACGTCCTCTGGTGGTACTCCATCGCCAATCCGAGAATCAAATCCGTCTTGCCACAACCTCCAGATCCACCATAAAGCATCACATCAGCCTTGCAGTTAATCGCATCCAACTGCGGCCCTGGAGTCGGAAACCATAATCGATTCGCCGAACGCTCCGAAATCAAAGCATCCATCTGACCACGCTTCTTCTCACTCATGGCACCATAATTGGCCATCAGATCCGTTATTAAACTGCCTTCCTGACTCACGACATTATCTCCCGCTTCGCATCGGCCACCGATATTATTCCACCGTACATCGGCGCCGCTAACCGCTTGGCCATCTCAGTCAAATACCGAACCCGTATATTCGGATCCTTATTAAACCGACAAAAAACTCGCCACTCAACACGATGCGCCGGCAGCTCCTGCGAAAGCCGAAATTCCGGGAATCGTAAAAATTTCCACCACCACCACCGCACGAAAAATCCCTGCTGCTCAAAATGC